GAAATCTCTTTGGGATTGAGATTTGTTGTAACAACGAAAAACCCTACGTTTGGAGGATATGTCAATTATGTTTATGATACAACTGATGATCAATCATTTGATGATGTTTGCGCTAGTTTTACTGCCTTGTCATTCCGAATTTTGGAATGGATGCGTGGAGCGTTGGGTGCTACTGTTAATGCACAAGAGTTACACAAAGTGTCTGTCTATCGATTAGATACGTCTGTTATTAATCATCATGTATTGGCAGCTGAATTCTATATGGAAGATATGAACATTGATTTGAATATTTCTTCTTCTCTTGTTGTCCAAAATCGTACTTTAGGTGCTCTTGCTTCTAGTGAAAATGCCGATGCTGACAGAGTTGATGCTCAACCTATAAAGGGTTGGATCTATGAATTTAAAAATGGTGAACCTCGTGTTCGTCATTTGGGTAGCAATACCTCTGCCAATAACAATTACTTGTTTAATGGAATATCTGAATCTGGTATTCAACTTATTAAAGGTGCTCAATTTAAAGGTTCAAATGAACCCTTTGAGCCAAAATATTTCGCCAATATTGCCAAAGCTACTAGAGTTTTGTTACAGCCTGGCGAAATGAAAAAGACTTATGTCAATTGGAAAACATCTGGTAAATTTACTAATGTTATGAAGAAAATGCAAGTTAATGCTTGGGATCCTGTATCTACTTATATGTCTGGTGTATTTGGAAAATCTCAATTGATTGCATTTGAAGAAATGATGCGTACTCCTGCTAGCAACAAGATTCGTCTTTCCTATGAAAGGGAATTAAAAGTTTGTATTGTTGTGAAGGAAGCAAAACGACCAGCACTACTGGAGTCTGTTTTACAGAGTAATGTATTGGAAAATCTTTGAAATATATTTTATTCGTGAGATAAAGGTTTGGTCTCGGCCAAACAACACTTGACTAGAAAGTTGTATCTTGAAGTCGGCTTGAATAGTGGAGTATCATCAATGAACTTGACTTTAGTTGGGCAAGGAGTGTTAGAGACTTTGAACATTTGATGAAAAAGTCGAGGGGGATCTCTCTCTTTTATAGAAATCCACTCCGCCCGACGCGGATTAATTTCCGAATTAAGGAATTAAGACCGCATTAAGACCGCATTAAGGAATTAAGAGCGGTTAATCTACCGAACCTTTGTGCACGAAAGGCCTGACGAGGATTGCGACCGATTGGGGCCTATAAGGCCCCAGGGAGCAGACTCGGGGGCCTGTGCACGAAGGCCGAGACTCAACATAGTTACCCGAGCTCGCGCATCATTATAATCGGCCCCGCAGGGACGTCTCGAAGCCGAGACTAGCGTCAGTAAGCACCAAAGCACGTCAGTGCGCTAGTATTACTTACTGACGCCAAATTACACTCGTGACTGGCCGGGGGACGTGAGTCCCCCCAACAACGCCACAGAGTGTATAAATAGAGGTATTGTTTTAAAACTTTAATGCAATGGCAACATCAGGAAGATATTGGATGCTCACAATCCCAATGGCTGACTGGCACCCCGAATCACTTCCAGACTCCGTCTGCTACATGCGAGGACAAGGCGAAGAAGGCGAAGGTGGATACAGACACTGGCAACTGCTGGTGGTGTTCAACGAGACTGTCCGATTGCGCATGTGCAAGTCCGCCTTTGTCCCCACGGCGCACTGTGAACTCTCACGATCAGTTGCCGCCGACTCCTATGTCTGGAAGGATGACACCGCCATCGATGGTACGAGATTCGAACTGGGCGAGAAACCCCACCGTCGAAACAGCAAGACAGATTGGCAACTTGTATGGGACAAAGCTGTCGAGGGCGACTTGTTGGCCATCGAACCCTCCGTTCGTATACAACATTATCGGACACTCAGGACAATCCGTGCTGATTACACTGCACCAATTGCTTTTGAACGTAAAGTCGTTGTCTATTATGGACCTACAGGAACTGGTAAATCAAGACGAGCTTGGGACGAAGCAAGCTGGGCGGCTTACCCTAAAGATCCTAGGTCCAAGTTCTGGGATGGATATCGAGATCAGAAATTTGTTGTGTTCGATGAATTTCGAGGAGGTATCGATATCGCCCATTTACTTAGATGGTTCGATCGGTACCCAGTTCTTGTGGAGATCAAGGGTGCTTCCACCTGTTTGGTAGCGGAGAAGATTTGGATCACTTCCAATCTTCACCCGAAAGACTGGTACCCTGATCTAGATTACGTTACTTATCAAGCTTTGGAACGAAGACTTGAAATAATTGAAATAAACTAAAAAAACTTTACTAATGAGTTGGTTAGGTGCAGCATCAGGTGCAACTTTGGGTTATATTTTAGGCAATGTGCCAGGTGCAGTTGCTGGTGGATACTACGGGTATAAAAGCCGTAGATACAAAAAAAACTTACCCAAAAGAATGGATTCTGGTTATGGAACAGGAAATAGGAAACGAAAGCTTAGTCTCGTTTTCGGATCCGGATCAAATCGACTTAAAAAGAGATTGTTTAAAGGCAAACCAGGACCTAGTCGTTATTCTAAGCCTGTGCGTTCTTATGGTCGCAACCGTCGTGGTCGTCCTCGCAAGTACAAGAGCAAAATGAAGAAGCGAAAGAGTTCTGGTCCTTACACTGGTTTGTTTACGAAACCATACAAGGTAACCAAGAGTCCTGAAGCGACCGCGTTGTCTAAAGGATCAATGTATACTATTGAAACACATGGAGCCGTTCATGATTCTAATTGTGTATATATTACACATTCTGTTGCTGCTTTGCAGGTTATTGCTGATACCCTTAAAACTGCGATTATTCGAACTTTGTTGAACAAAGCAGGATTTAGGATCACCAATCAATTTATTGAATTGCCTGTGTATGATCCAACTGCTGGTGCGTTAGCTCCTGAAATCTCTTTGGGATTGAGATTTGTTGTAACAACGAAAAACCCTACGTTTGGAGGATATGTCAATTATGTTTATGATACAACTGATGATCAATCATTTGATGATGTTTGCGCTAGTTTTA